AGACTTATAGGTCAACAACTATGTCAACAACAATTATTAAAAACAGAACTATTTGATTCTGACATTGTATGGAAAACAATGGAGAAGGAACAATTTAATATGTGGTTAAACTATCTTAAAGGAATGCAATCGGATGTAGAAGGATATGACTTTACAGATGATGACAAAGATGAGTTTCAATATTTATTCAAACATTTCCTTGATGATAGCCAAATTGCAGATGATATATCACAAACACAATCTGATTATATTTTTATTGAAGGAAGTTTTGTTTTCTTTAGAGCAGAAGTATTTAAAAAGTTTTTAAAGAAAGATGGTAACAATTTAAAACGAGATGAAGTAAAAGAACTATTAATTGATAATGGTGCTGAATATGTGAGAGGCCATAATGGATACAAAGCTAGACTATGGAAAGTACCTAAACCAGCGCAGGAAGACGTAAAGGAACGTAATGTTACATTCAAACAAAGCCTCCCAGGATTCGACCCAGATTCACAATAAAAGTTTTAAGATTTTTGGTCCACCAGGTACAGGTAAAACAACTAGATTAATTAAGATTGTTGAGAAACATCTTAGATTAGGTGTGCAACCATTTGAAATGGTTTATGTATCTTTCACAAACAAAGCAATTGATGAAGCAGTAGATAGAGTTGTAAAAAAATTTAAACAATACAAAGAAGATGATTTTTCTAATTTTAGAACTATTCATTCTTTTTGTAAAAGACAATTTTCAGGACTACCTGTACTAGATCCTAGAACGGATATGTTGAAATTTCATACTGACTGGGGAACTATCAGTGCAAACTTTTCAGAAGAAGATGCAAATCAAAAAGTATTTAATAATTGGTCACTTAGAATATATGACAAAGCTAGGAATATGTTAGTAGATCCTATAGATCTATATAAAGCTGAACCAATTAAGAAAGTAAGATTAAATCAATTTACAGATATAATAAGAAACTATGAGAAGTTTAAAAAAGATAACAAGATGGATTTTACTGATATGGTTGAGAAATATGTAAAAGAAGTTAATCCACCTAGCTATAAAGTATTTATTGTAGACGAAGCACAAGATTTAACTCCATTACAATGGTTATTTGTGGAAAAGGTAGCTAAACAAGCTAAAAGAGTTTATTTAGCTGGAGATGATGACCAGGCTATTTATGAATGGAATGGTGCAAAGGTTAGATGTTTTTTAGATTTTCCAGGTAATATATTTGTTTTAAATAAATCTTACAGATTAAATGAAACAATACTAGAATTTTCTAAAGAGATACTGCAGTTTATACCTGAAAGACAAGAGAAGAACTTCTACTCTGTAAATAAAGATCAAGGAACTATACATACTTATAGTAGATTTAGTGAGATACCTTTTGATTCGTTGAAAGGAACTTGGTTTATTCTTGGTAGAGTTGGTGACAATGTTGAAGAATTAAAAGAATATGCAAGAGCTAAAGGCCTATACTTTCAAGATATGAAAGGCAACAAATCATTTAATATCAATAAATGGAACGCTATAAGCCATTGGAATAAGTTAACCGCAGGGGAAACTATTACAAGAGAAGAGGTAGGTATCTTATATGATTTTATAGAAGAAATTAAAAAAGGATGGCGTAAAGTAGATAACAAAGCTTGGGACAAAGTCCATCCGAATCAACCATTAGATTTAGAATATTTAAAAAAAGAATGTGGATTAGAAACATCTCACAAAGATTGGTGGAAGGTTTTAAACAGGAAATTTACGACTAGAGACTTGGATTATTTTGAAAATATGATAAAAAGAAACATTCAATTTAATGAGAATGCCAAAATTATTATCGATACTATTCATTCCGTTAAAGGGGGAGAAGCAGACAACGTATTATTATATGAGAAATCTAATTGGCCATCTAACTTTGCAACTAAAAACAACAGTGAAAAAATGGCTGAAGCACGTGTTTGGTATACAGGTATCACACGTAGTAAAAAATCCTTACATATTCTCTCAACTGATCATACATACTTTTTTCCTTTGGTTAGTTTGGCATCTCGTTTTAACAGGAAGGTTATAAATGACAAATAAAAATATGTTTGATGAAGTATTTCCACAAGACAAGCAGATAGGCGGAAGTCACTATAAAAATTTTCGCATTCAGCCGTATGAATTTATATCTAAAAATAATCTCAGCTTCTTCCAGGGAAACGTTGTGAAGTATGTTTGTAGATATTTATCAAAAAATAAAATAGAAGATTTACAAAAAATAATTCATTATTGTGAACTAGAAATTTTAAAATTAAAAGATGAAAAAACCAAATCCTCTAGCAAATAATGACAACCGAACTTGTATTTAATCAAACAGAAACTGATTGGACAGCTCCAGAAGCTTATCCTGATTTATCTGATAGATCTATCATAGCTGTAGACTTAGAAACTAGAGACCCTAACATTAAAACAAAAGGGCCAGGTTGGGCAACTAACGATGGGGAAATAGTTGGTATTGCAATAGCTGCAGATGGTTTTAAAGGTTACTTCCCTATTGGACACGAGGCTGGAGGTAATATGGATAAAAATATTACTATGCGATGGTTTAAAAGTTTAATGGAAAATACTGTAGACAAAGTATGTCACAATGCTTCTTACGATATAGGTTGGACACGTTCTCAAGGAATAAAACCTAACGGAAAAATTTTAGACACAATGATAGCAGGAGCTTTAATTAATGAAGATAGATTTAGTTACTCACTAAACTCATTAGCCTTTGATTATCTTGGAGAGATAAAATCAGAAGCACAATTAAAAGAAAAAGCAGACGAGTGGGGTTTAGATGCAAAACAAGATTTATGGAGATTACCTGCAAGCTATGTTGGCCCATACGCTGAACAAGATGCAGAACTTACATTAAAACTTTGGAATCGTTTTAAAGTAGAAATAGAAAAACAAAACCTATCAAATATATTTAATTTAGAAACTACCCTTACTCCTATTCTTATAGAGATGAGAGAACACGGTATTCGCGTAGACTTAAATAAAGCTACTGACCTAAAAACTCAATTTATTAAGGAAGAGAACAAAAAATTAGCAGAGATAAAAAAGCTTTCAGGGATTGATGTAGAGATTTGGGCTGCAGCTTCTGTAGCAAAAGCTTTTGATGCATTGAACATAAGTTATCAAAGAACAGAAAAAACTAAAGCTCCTAGCTTTACTACAAACTGGTTATATAATTGTCCTTACCCAATAGCAAAACTAATTAGAGAAGCTAGAGAAATGAATAAATTTCATTCTACATTTATTGATTCCATATTAAGGTACGAACATAAAGGTAGAATACACGCAGAGATTAATCAATTAAAATCTGATTCAGGTGGCACAGCCACAGGCAGACTATCAATGTCAAATCCAAATTTACAGCAGATACCAGCTCGTAATAAAGAGTTTGGTAAACAAATTAGATCATTGTTTTTACCTGATGAAGGTAAACGTTGGGGTTCATTTGATTATTCTCAACAAGAACCAAGATTAGTTGTGCATTATGCAGCATCAGTTGATTCAGGTTTTGAAGGATCCTTTGATTTAATTAAAGCATATGAAAATAATGATGCAGACTTTCACCAAGTTGTTGCTGATATGGCTGGTATTCCTAGATCGCAAGCTAAAACAATTAATTTAGGATTATTCTATGGTATGGGTTCTGGTAAGTTAGCTAGAGAACTTGGTATTGAAGTAGAGCAAGCTAAACAAATTTTAAATGATTATAATTCTAAAGTACCTTTTGTAAAACAATTATCAAATAGATGTATGGCAACTGCAGATAAAAAAGGATGTATCGTTACCATTAAAGGTAGACATTGTAGATTTGATAGATGGGAACCTAAAACATTTGGTATACATAAATCTATGACCAGGGAGGAAGCTGAATCTAAATATGATAGAGGTATGATCAAAAGAGCTATGACTTATAAGGCTTTAAATAGACTTATCCAGGGATCAGCAGCAGATCAAACTAAACAAGCTATGATAGATTGTTATAACAACGGCCACAGGCCACTACTACAAATTCACGATGAATTATGTTTTAATGTAAGTAAGGATGAAGATATAAAAGAAATAAAAAGTAAAATGGAACATTGTTTAGATGATGTTCCTATGAAAGTACCTAGCAAAGTAGATTTAGCTCTAGGCGCTAATTGGGGAGAAGCAACTTAATGATTAAAGATTTAATTAAATTTGGAGACTTAGGTTTTGGTAAGTGTCCTCATTGTTCAGAGACTACAACTTTTTTTCCAACAGAAACACAATCTGTTTTTGAATGTGAGATTTGTGAAAAGAAAGTTAAACAATATAAAAATGGAAAAGTTCACTGGTTTAAAATAGGTGAAGAATTTACAAACGCACAAGTGTTTAAATAAAAGTGCAAGCAATCCTTATAACGATTTAACGATTTTTTTAAAATATATGCTAGTGTTTGTTTAACTAGCTATGTCGTACAAGCCCATTTTTGCATCTTCAACGCTTTGTTCGTTGATTTTTGTTTTGAGCTCTTTAATTTTAATATCGATCCATTTCATATCAGTAGTCACTCTACCCTGTTGCAACGCCTGTTGCGCCCACTGAGATTCCAACTGAAGTTTCTCCGATATTAACTTCTGTAGTGCCATTTTCTAGCTCCTCATATGTGATGAAGATTCTATTATTTAAATAAAAACCTTCATCTTTAGCTTTAATCTCACCATTCTCAAGTTTATTCTTGAATTGAATGAGAGCATCCGCATCATTTTCAGCAGTTATTATCCCATTATAATATAGACCTTCTGATCTAATTTGTATGCGATACTGCTTCATAAGATATTATATATCAAATTGTAGGGTTTTTGCAAGTCTTGACAAGATTACACGTTTTCTTGTTCTTTGCAAGAAAAATTAACTAATAGTTTGTTTTTATTCACTTCTTCTGGGCCTATTTCTCTAATGGCACCCATAGCATTAATAAAACCTGCGGTTGCACAGTCAAAATGGTCTTTATATCTGCCTATTTGTACTGGTT